AGCCAGGGGTAAAGTAGTACATTCTTGGTGGACTGATGACAAAAATGGCATCATGATTATTGCTCGTGTGGATGCTGAAGCTTATCCTAAGCTTGCCCGTGGCATTAAAGAAGAATACATTATGGGAACAAGCATGGGTTGCCAAGTCCAATACTCTGTTTGTTCTATATGCCATACTAAGGCAGAAAATCAAAGTGAGTATTGCTCTCATGTTAGAGAAAGAAAGACTCGCAAAATATCTCAGAAAGGCGTCAAATGTAAGTACCACGAGAATGGTGGAGATGAGCCATGCCCGATCTGTGATTGTAAGAAGGGCGAGACTAAGAAGTTTGATGTTGACGAAGAAGCATTTGAATTCAACTATGGCATCAAATTCATAGAAAACTCCTTTGTAGTCAACCCGGCTTGTCATGATTGTGGTGTAACGGAAATTATTGACCCACAAGAGTTTCTGAAAAAAGTAGCAAATATTCAAAGTAGATTACCAAGACTACTTAAGGCTGCGGCAGCCCAAGACATTATGTGCAGTGACCAAGGATGTGTGAAGTTCGCTGGACAGAGGGAAATAGAGAGCTTGAATCAAGCCTTAGACTTGATGACTACAGTATCGCAGTCAATGTTAAAACAGAAAGACCAACTTGACCTAGAGTTTTTAAGTGACCTAGTGACAGTACTCTCTGATTTACAAGAAGTTACGGACGAACTCACGCAACAAGGGTATGGTCGTTTGCCATCTCCTGATGATGCTGGAGCGCAACCTATGGAACAACCGGGACAGATGGGACAACCCGGACAGCCGGGAGGGGAAATGCAACCTCTTAATCCTACTCCGGGCGGTGGTTCTAAAATTCAATCTGGGACAGCCGGTGAAGCTGGAACAGTAACATCCCCGATGGCAAGTAGACGATTTGATATGACCAAGATAGCGATGGCGCTTCATAAAGAATCGAGCAAAACCTTCAGGATCAAGAAAATCTTCCAAAACAGGTCGCAAAAGCGGCTAAATTTTGGTAAGTAATTACCCGGACACAATAAAGTTGACACAATTAAGAAGGGATTACGGGAAATTTTCCGTAAAATCATCGAGTATAGGCTCAGTGTCCCCAGCACTTACATGGTGTATAAGGAGATATTTCTATGGACCAAATAGCAAGACAAGCACTTGTAGAACGTCTACAAGGACAAATGAAAAAATCAAGTTCAGATATTCGTACTGCATTCTTTGCCGAAAAAGATGACTACAAAGTTGTATTGTCTAGCAAAGAGGTGAAGCAGTATTACAAAGGTGAAGAAGTCGGTTCCACTAAGATAGCGGAATTAGACGATGATATTATTGAATTCATGAGTAATTCACCCGAAGATGCAGCACATGGAATGTTGGAAGGCTTTCGATCTAATTTTGATGCGGAAGCCTTTGCTCAAAGTAGTGAGAAGACAGAGAAGACAGCGGCTCACTCAACGCAAAGCCCAGACACTTTGGATATGACTACCCAAAAGCAGTTTGATGAGCAAAAACCTTCCCTACACCCACGTACCAATGAACATTACACTAATGTAACCCAGAAGCAGCTTCCAGAGCATGGACAGCGACCGGGTACATACGATCAAGTCACTGAAGGACAATTCAGAGATGAGAGTACCACTTTTTATGGTGCTGATCGAACCGCTGGTGAATGGAAACAAGAAGATCGCAATACCGTAACCGAACGACAGTTCGAAGAAGGTGTAAGCGAATATACCGATGTCGGTGAGAGCGACAGAGGTGAAATGGGCTCTAAATTCGATGGAGGAGTCGAGGCACAGTGGAGAATTATTGGTGAAAAGCAACTTATGGAGTTGCTCAAGCATCATGAGTGGACAGAGCCTCTGACCACCACTGAAGGCCCGGATCAACTACAACAGCAAGATGGTGAGTTATCACGTCTAACTGCTGAGGTTGCAAGCAAGATTGTCAAGGAAGCCCTTGACGCTCTTGGCAATACCGTACTCGCTGCTGGCGTAACACCGGCAGACCTAACATCTACTCTACGTAGACTCGTTTCTCATCCAAGTAAATATCCTGTCCTAGCTAACGTCCTCAGATGCTATAACGGCTCTGACTGTGGCGCAATCGACAAAAAGATCGCTAAGGCACGTTACTTTGGAAAAACTGCTAACATCGAGAATGATTTCCATTCTCCACTCGTTGCCGATATTGTCGTGCGACAGTTAGCATCAATGAATTACAGTCCACAATTTATCGTTGACGGTATAGTTGCTCTTGCAGGTTCAGATGATCTGGAAGAGAAGATTGACAGCGCATGTGAATGCTGCCTAAAGGGCGGTCATGATGATTCACACAAAGAAGCTACTTCTAACGTAGATGTTTTCAAGCAAGTATTATCTGGAAACACAAATCGAAAAGATGCCCAGCAGGGCAATGATGATGATGGCTTCTACTCATATACTGGACCATTGACAGAAGTTAATGCCAGCATAGCAGATAAAGATACATTCAAAACAGCCGCTACCGATTTCGCCCGACAGAGAGTTTTAGTCGCTGCCGAAAGAGATATCGATCTTGTTCCACAGTCTCTTGATGTTAATGAGGACGATGGGACTTACGTGGTTGTTTTCTATGATCCTACTAAGAAGGAAGCAGAGCTACAGGCAAGAGCCGAAGCTCGACGTAACCTAATTAAAGAAGCAGACACCAAGGAAGCACAAATGGGTGGCGCTGGTGGAATGCCACCATCAGGTGGAGCAGAAATGGGCAACCCAATGGCACCTCCGGGTGGCGCAGATATGGGAGCCCCACCAGTAGGTGAGAGCCTATCTCAAGACCCAATGATGGACCCAGGTGCAGAAGAAGGTGGAAGTGGTGAACCACAACCGCCTGGAACTGTATGTCCTGTTTGTGGTGGCAACGATGTTGACGTAGATAACGGTGAATTCCGCTGCAACAATTGCGGTGGTGAAGGCGATATTTCCGTTGATATGCGAGTCAAGAAGTGGCCTGGAACGATTGAAGAAACAGGCGACGAAGAGGGCGAAGGCTTTGGCTTAGGTGCTGAAGATGCCGGTCTCGGACTTGGCGAAGAGCCAATGGGCGATGAAATGGGTGGTGAAGGCGCAGGCACAACGTTGCCTAACGTCCCAGTCGGAGCATCTGTAAAGGATGTTCTTACTAAGGTAGCTTCAACCCAGAAGCCTCATGTTTATGCTTCTACTTATCGTATTACTCCAAGAATGTTGGAAACTCTGAAAGCGCAGAAGATTAATGTTGGTACTATATGTCCGGGTTGTGGAAGCAACAGGACAGATACCATCAAGTCTGCCAAGGTCGGCAACGAAGGCATTTGCTGGAGTTGTGGTCAAGAGTATCGTTTCCGCGTCATAGCCAACGCAAAGCAGAGAAGTGTATACGGTCAGCATATGTGGATTCCTAAATCCGCTGACACAGGTTGCGCTGGCTGTAATCGTTTGAAAGATGCTTTTGATAAGGCTCTCAAGGATTACGGAGTAACGAGAGAAGAATTCGATAACTTGGGCGACATTACTGCTCAAGCACCGTTCGTTTTGAAGATGGCAAAATCTGGTGTTCTTAGCGACTTGTCTACTGCTATGCAGGAAGAGTTGCCATTAACTAAGATTGCCGCCTCTCCAAGATGGTCGGGTAGTGATAAGTTTGACAAATTCCCGAGCGCAAGTTGCATTGAGCGTCTCGCCAGACGATTTGGTGAGAATGCCACTGCTATGAGTGGACCATGTGAAGGCAAGAAGCTTGCCAACTGCGTTTGCTCACAACTTGAAGGCTTAGGTATTTATACAGATGGCGTTGCGGCAAAGGTTGCCAAGACGATGCTAGATAAGAACCCAATGGTTAACTCACCAATCAAGACTTGTATCGCTATGTTAGTCCGTGATGGATTTGATATGGACGAAGCATGTGTTGCCTGTGATGGACTGCGAGCAGCCCATGCAGACCTTGAAGATTTGGTGATTGAAGCTATTGCTCAGTTTGATCCGCAATTGGCAAAGCCAATGGGACGACCAAAACCAATGTTGGGACAGCCAAAACCAATGGCACCTAAGCCAATGGCAGCACCAAAACCAATGATGGCACCGACTGATATGATGCAGTCGAAGCCAATGCCAAATGCTGGACCGAAATCTATGGAAGCCCCAATGGGCGCTCCGGGTGGAAGTCCGGGTATGCCGGGTGGAAATCCAGGCATGCCAGGCGCAATGCCAGAGATGGAAGTTGCTCCAGCTAAGCCGATGGTAGAACCAATGGGTGGACCTATGGAACAAGGTCAACCAATGGGAGCACCAATGCAAGCCAAGCCGATGGACGGAATAGCACAACCAATGGACGAGCCTGTAACCGATGCAACTGATATCGGTGGCGACTTGGCTGGCGGTGAGATGGCCGGTGAAATCGAAGTCGAATTCGATGGCATGGGCGATGGCATGGACATGGGCATGGGCATGGGCGACTTTGGTGGTGAAGGTTTGGATGAAGGATTTGCAGAAGATGCAGTAACAGTCCAGCTTCCACCAGAGGCAGTTGATGCATTGCAAGTACTCATGGATGCACTACAGGGTCAAATCGGTGATGAGTTTGTCGAAGAAATGCCTGGCGACGATTTAGGCATGGATGATGGACTAGATGTTGGTGATGTCACTGAAGATACCGTTGATGGTGGAGATGAAGAGTCTGAAGCACCAGATTTTGGTGGTGGAGACGAAGAATCTTCCGATGACGGTGGAGATGGTGGAATCCCAGGTCTAGCCGATGATGACGAAGTTCCCGGTGAATCAGAAGACAAGGATATGATGAATAAAACCACTAACGATTGTGGTGATAAACCATGTTCCGATTCAAAACCAATGTCAACTGAACATGGATCAAAACCAATGCTGGCTGCACCAGGAGCAAAGCCCATGAGGAATAACCAAGCAGTCTCACCTGTTGCTGAAACAGAAGTAGAGACCAAGCAAGCAAGCAGTGAGTTGGAAGGCATGTTATCCACTATGAAGAGTGGCTCCATACGTACAACTCAATCTGCTCTAGATAACCTATTTGGTGGTTTGATGCGTCAAGCAGAGATTGCCAAGGAAGCTTCCGACAATGACATCAAGAAGCAAGAGTACAAGGGTGGCGATGAAGGAGCCAAGGTAAAGGCAACTCCTGCTCAAGATTCTACCGACGTGAAGTATCAAGACGGTGGAAAGATTGGGCATGAATCAGCATTTACTGATGGCGTCGAAGCCAGTCCTGATGTCCCACGAGCGGCAGCAACAATGGGTGATGAAGATTCCAGTAATACGGTGAGTGAATCCGGTGATTTGCCAACCGTACCACATGGTTCACCAGCAATGGCAGGTGAAAAATATTTTCGTCCTGAGAAGGGCAACGTAGTTGACGGAAACCAAGGTGCTCAAACTACGGCAAAGTCAACCAAACAGACCAAGACTTCCAGCAAAGGAGATGAAGTGAAAACAGCATCCGTATGGACCGTCCCAGAAGGTCACCAGCATTATGATGCCTTGTTGAAGAAAGCCAATGCTGGCCAAACGGTCGTTAAACTACAGGATAACAAGACCTATACAATGACTCAAGACCAAAACAACAGTTTTGTCTTGATTGCACAAAATTCTTCAAAAAAATTGAAGGAATCGCAGACAGTTACACCGAATAAGGTGGATAGTCTGGTCGATGACCCTGATATAAATCAGAGTACAGGACCAGGAAAAGGAAAAACACACGCAGACGAAGCTCACAGTCTGGGAGTAACCGAGAAGAAACCAAGTGAAGGGATGGACGAGCCAACTGTACCGGAAGCAGAAAACAAGGGACAACTCACAAGAGAACATACATACGACAACGAGTTAAGTGGCCCTGAAGTTCCAGCCGGTGGTGGCATGAATCCTGAATACGACGAAAACGAAAAGAATACACCAGAGAAACAAGACCAGATGTTGGGCAAACAAGATGGTGGAGCCGCAGAAGCTTCCACCTATGAAGAAGCATTAAAAATTGGTGGACAGATGGTTAAAGCCAATCTGATTACCATAGACGAACTACCAGCTAAAGTACAAGAGCTTTCAAGACTCCATACTGGAGCGTTGAAAGATTACGAGAGATTAATCCGGGCTGCATCCGGTACCAAAGGAATGCAAAAAGAAGCGTCATCTGAAGCGGTCGAAGCCGATGCAATAATTCAGAAGACGGCTGCAACTGAAACTCCTAATCTGACAAGTGATATCCAGTCGATGTTCCGACTAGATTCAAGGAACAAAGACCACGAAAAATGGATGCAAGAACGAGGAAATGTGGGACTTTTCCGTTAGAAATAACTGTTAACCCACAGACCAATAACTGAAGAAAAAACCATAGGAGAATACAAATGGCTTTAATAGAAGTTTTTCATGTCGTCGCATCGAATCTACCGATTGATGCCAACGACGCAACCGATATCCCACAGGGAATCTTGGTAGGCTTACAAGCCACCACCCCGAACGAAGGGTATGTAACTCTAGCTGATGGCACAAGCACATTAGCTGCCGTCGTGGGAATTGCCGGTGATACTAGATCATCTGGCGTGACCAGTTTTACACCTGAATCTGGCTCAGCACAAAGCCGTAACCCGAAGACCTCAATGGAAGGTGCTTTGGTAACGGGAGCATGGGGAGCCAGCCAGCGCTTCACTCAGAACAGAGTTGCAGATAACTACAACGAAGTTCTGGCGAGCGGTAAGATGACCGTCTACCATAGTGGTGGAGAGTTCTGGACCGATCAATATGAGATCGTCCGCACTGACGGACTAACTCTTACAAATATGCATCCAGGTACGTACCTGTTTGCTTCCGGTGGTGAAGGTGCCGCTGCGGACTACGAGCCAGAAGGACAAGCTAACGGTCGATTTACTGACGAAGCCAGTGCAGCTAACAGCAGCACGAGCACCGTCGTGGCCGCGGGCGTCACCCTGACTGCTCCAACGTCCTACCCATCAGGTGTCCCCGGCACAGAGACAGCATTCCAGGCGCTACCTGAAGGTGGCAACTCGCTGACTCTTGGAACACTGTTACACGTTAAGTTGCTTTGCTAATACGAAAGTTAATGTTCTATCAATATATCTGATCTGATTCTTGATAGATATTTAGGAGAAATACAAATGATCGATAAAACCAATCTAAGCAACGAACAGAAGGAAGCGGTCATTGCACAGGCACTTAACACCGATGAAGGTCGTGTAGCGCTTGCTCAAGCAATGGTTGAGCCCATCCGTCGTTCACTAGAATATCAGGCAGTAGGTCGCAAGCTGTTGCTCGTTGATGAACTGCCACAAGGCGCTCTCGCTCGTTACGAGCGTGACGTTGCCGCAATCGCCCACATCGTAGCCCGACGTGGTGCCGTTCCTGACCAGATTCAGGAAGGCGAGGAAATCCTCGTCCCAACCTTTGAAATTGCTGCGAACCCACAGGTTCGTTTGTCTGAGATCAAGGCTCGTAGGTTCTACATTGTAGACAGAGCACAGATCAAGGCCAACGAAGCGATCCAGAAGGAAGAGGATGCGAACATTTTCTCTGCTTTGATTGCAGCAGCCGACACCCGTGGCGACCAGATTGTCACAAACGTTGGTTCACTCTCACCAGCTTCGTTGAACACTGCGTTTAGATTCATTGAGCAACACGACTTGGTAGCAACCAAGATTGTTGTTCATGCTAACCAGTATGCTTCGATTCGTGTGTTTGGCAAGGACTTCTACGACGAGGCAACGACTCGTGAAATCCTAACTTCAGGTCTCTTCGGACACCTGTGGACTGCCGACATTCACGTATCCTCGAAGATGGACCCGGATACTGTTTTGGTAGTTGCTAGCCCCGACACCGTTGGTGCTTTCCCAATTCGCCAGGACATTACCGTACTTCCAGCCGACGATCCCAAGAAACTTCGATTAGGGTGGGTGATTTATGAGGAGATCGGAATTGTGGTCGTAAATGACTACGCCGTATCCAAGATAGAAGTTACGGCAGGAACGTAAGTCGTTGTAATACAACTACTTATGTAAATGTCATACTGATATTTACTGAAGGGCAGATCAATTTGGTCTGCCCTTCTTTTGTGTTTAATCATTTAGGATGAGCCTTAGGATAGGCAGACTCAAAAATACTGATGTCCTTCACGTAGAGAGCGTGTATAATATAGCAGTCATTTAAGGAGACTGCTATGAAATTTAAGTGCGAAAAATGTAATAAAGAATTTGACCGATCCCCATCAAGGAAATCCAAATACTGTTCTAGAGAATGTGCGGGCAACAATTGGAAATATCGGATAGATAAAGATTGTATGCAATGCGGACAAAAATTCATATCTGAAGCTTATAAGAAGAAGATATTTTGCTCCAGAGAATGCTCGGATAAAGCATTACTAAAGCCAAGGATTATTGGAGTTTGTGAATGGTGTAGTGAGAAATTTGAGTATAGAGAGTGTCTTCCAGATAGTAGATATTGCTCCAAGAAATGCTCAGGATTGGGGAGAAGAGCCAGGCTAAAGCGAAAATGTCAGCATTGTAAGGTTGATTTCTATCCAGCCAAAAAGACTAGCAAGTTCTGCTCCACAGATTGCAAGTACGCCTCATTCCCTCGCAAGGGATATAAAGAGGTTTCTAAAAGCACATTACCTCAGAGAGATCAAGAACAATTCGAGTCCATGTTTGATGTAAGAGGCAGAGTTCACGAGCACCGCCTTGTAATGGCTCGCCATCTTGACCGTCCTCTCGTCACCACAGAGATTGTCCATCACAAAAACGGTCAAAAGCGGGATAACCGCATTGAAAACCTGGAATTGCTTGAAAGTAAGAAAAAGCATCACACGGGGTATGGAGATGTATATTATCAGAGGATGCAGGAGGCAGAAGCACGGTCGAAAGAGCTTGAGGAAAAGCTCAAATCTCTTGGCGTTGAGGTATAATGTGGTATGAGCATACCCATCGTCATAACGCTTCTTATTGCCTTATTTGGACCTTTTATATCGTCGTGGTTAACCTATTGCTGGTGTTTACGCAATGAAAAGCAAAAGAATATACGTAAGGCAATTGGTTTGCTCAGCGAATACATAGAGTGTATGGAACTAACTCATGAAACAATAATGCTATGTTATTATGACCCGCCTGATATTCGGTTTGGAGAATCCGCCAAAAATTGGAAACAAAGTGATGGACCTTTATATTATCCTGACGAGAGATTTTTTGAAGCTTGGCGCAAAGACCAAAATAAAGTGCGAGCAATTATAGATCAATTGCGTAACCACAAAAAACAAGTCTGCGCTATACTAAACATTCTCGACGGCATGAATGTTTCCAACGAACTTCAACATCATTTACAAAAAATATATAGAGAAATAAGTGAGAGAAAATTACGGCAATACATCTTTGCAGCAAAAGAACAATCACAAAAAGACGAGAATCAACATTTTATAGCAGAGAAGCGTAAAGATTTGCGAAAGCGACGATGCTTCCAAAAGACAAAGAGTTGATGGAGATGCATCTCGATGCCATCTCTAAAGATATACACAATCTAGATGACAGCGAAGACCAATCTTTTGTTTGGAGGCTGAATTGCAATCTGATCGATATACGAGAGAGAATCAGAAGCTATATCGTAGATCAGAAGCTAGAGTCAGAATTGAAAGATATTACGGAGCCTGAAGATGAAAAATCATGAAGATTTGATGGAAGTGCCCGAAGGCATGGACTTTAGTGCCATAGCCAAACAACTCTCTCAAGATCGTGAAAGAGTGCATGCCAATCACGCAAGTTCTAGACCCCTAAGTGAAGGATATGAATATATAGGACTCTTAGGTGAGTTTGAATTTGGTCAACAGTTTCATTTGCCAGTTGATGTCGGACTGAAACCCAAGGGTGATGACCGTATTGACTTCCACACTTCCGCAGGAACTATAGATGTTAAAACTGCTCGAAAGGCTTACAACCTCTTTAGAGAAGAAAATAAGAAGCATGCGGAAATCTTAGTACTCGCCCAATATTTTGACGCAACGGATTCTGTCGAGTTGCTGGGATGGGAGTACGAAAGCATAATCATGCAAGAATGCCCAAAGGCTAGGGACTTCGGGAGAGGTATACGAAACCACTATAAGCATAAGAGCGAACTGAGGCCCATGTCCGAATTGCAAGAGCTTTTAACAACCGATGAAATAGTTGTTGATGAGATGGCAACGTGGGGATAATGAGTGATTAACGATCTTTATCAAGAGTTGATCCTCGATCACAATAAGAGTCCTCGAAATTTTCGCAAGATGGAGGGTGACATTTGCCAAGCTGAAGGATATAACCCTCTGTGTGGAGATAGGGTCACAGTATTTGTTGACATTGAAGATGATGTTGTGAAGGACGTTAGTTTCGAGGGATGTGGTTGTGCTATTTCCACAGCCTCAGCATCACTTATGTCAGAGACCCTGAAGGGCAAAACAACTCAAGAAGCGATGCAGTTATTCGACAAGTTCCACGAGCTTGTTTTGGGTAAGTCGGATGGTAGTCTTGGGAAGTTAGAAGCCTTTTCTGGCATTGTGGACTATCCAGCTAGAGTCAAGTGTGCTACTTTGGTGTGGCATACTTTTAGTGCAGCTTTGAAAGATGGAGATAAAAGTGAAGGGTAAAACACGATTTATGCAAGGGTCAAAAAATGCTAATCGCATTTGGTTTGGCAAGAAACCCAAAAAGAAGAAGAGCATAAAAAGAGCAAGTAAACTGGAGACTGAAATGACCAAGAATGAAATGATTGAGTTTCTATGGCAAATCATAGATGATATCGATACCGCTTCTGATTGGGCTAAATCTAATGATGTGGCTTATCGTAAGGCAGTCGAGAAGCTACAGAATCGCCGGTGGGAGACAGGCATCACCACTGATGGATATGTCTTGAAAATCCCCGAAGAATCCAAACCAAAGACATCTGCTATGTACTGTGAGCATGCCAATGAGATGCCTGCTCAATGTCCATGTCCTGATGACTGCTACTGTAAAGACCATTCCTGCAAGAGTCGATAAATTTGGTGTCCTAAATACAACAATCAATAACAGGATCAGACCCTCATTTTGCTGTAATGTAGAATGGGGGTCTCTTTATATCTATGCACAAAGATACTCCAAATGAGTGTATAATAGGGAGTACCAAATAGGAGTGCTCATATGATTATCGACATTTTAGAACCAATTTCGATGGCGAAATTGAACTGTACATATAGCCCGGATTTAGATGTATTCATACATCATAATTTTGCTTCGTTTATTAGGGCCGGTAGCGATGCTCAACGAAACTTTCACATCATTGGAGCGTTGACTAAAGAAGGTGTGATATTCGCTGCTTTTGACAGATATGGCAATGAAGTAGGTGCTCATGTGGTTTATTTCGACATGCACCAAGAAGCTGCCTAAGAGGATAAATCAATGTTTGTAAAAGGCATACCAGCCGAACATATAGTTAGAGAAGCCGCAAGGCTTAACAAGGATTATGAACTTGAGTTCATTAATTCAGATACCAATAATGACATCTATACGCTTAAGGTGTTTCTCCGAAGAAGTGATCTCGAC